TTTTCTTCAAAACTGCCAATATTCAATTTTCAATCTGCGTTGGAATTAGATTTATCTAGTTCCGAGAACTTATTAAAATTAAAAGTTACATCCCTCTATAAGTGTATTAATAGCCTCTTTAAATACTATCAAGCATCCTCTCTTCGTAAATAATAAGCTTTCTTTCATTATCATCCTGTATTATTTTTCGATATTTTTTAGACTGGCAACATGGACATAATAACTCTTTTGAATTTATAATCTCACGGCCACACTCTCTACAAGTTTTTATACTAAAAATAAACTTGTCTCCTTTTTTAAATTGTCGGTATATCGACCAGTCTATGTAGTCAATGTGGAAAGCGCTCCTTTTATACCATTCTTGATAGTCTTGCAAAATTACATCTGATGCCTGTAGGCTTGTATCAAATACCATTGCTATATCAGCCGCATTTTGGCATTTTGCATAGTGGACAGCAACCCGCGGGGCAAGAATGTGACTTGCAAAATAATTCGCCTGGTCCTCATTCTCTTTACTTTCTTTCTTATGGTCTAAAAGCTTATGTCCAAGTTCATGCATCATGGAAAAACGTACTCGTCCGATCACAGAATTTTCATTGTAATACACAATATTTTTTTTCTTATCTAAGAAAGCATCTGGCGAGTAGTACATACACATTCTGTATGCCTCTTCGTTCATTCTGCTTAGAAACTCGTATGTTCTAATCTTAAACCCGTAGATTTCCATCAGTTCAAAGCAGTCTATCGGAAATGTGTTTATGTCCTGCTCTTGATAGACATCGAGTATCTTTTCTCTTATAAAATCGTAATTCAAGCAAATCAGTCCTTTTCATCTAAATCATCTTCTATTTCGGACAAAAGTTGTATAAGTCGTAATTTCTGTGCCTCAGTCATCTTACGGCCGTTCCTTGCGATTAGTCTTTCTACATCATTATAAGGTTGCTCTTCCTTTTCTATATCGTCAAAAGCATCTAAGGTGCATCCCAACACCCGTGCTATGGACTTAAGAGTTTCAAGTTTAGGGTCCTTCGTCTGTCCGCTCAAAATTTTGTTCAACGTGCCAATTGGAACGCCGGATTTTGCTGATAATTCTTCAGTTGTGAGTCCTAACTTTTTCTTATATTCTACGATTTTTTCTAACCCCATGCGTTTATCCTCCTTCCCGTTTATGGTAGTATTTTACCGCTAAAATGCAAAAAAGTCAATATAATTTTACCGTTAAAGGTAAATAGATTCTGAAAAACAGTTGACATTTACCGTTAAAGAGTATATTCTGTAAATAGATCAACCGTTGACGGTAGAAAGGAGGGCGATTATGTACTACACACTTAGAAACATAATCAAGAGAGAAGGATACACTCTTGAAGCATTTGCAGAAAAGGTTAAAATGTCTGAAAAAACTCTTAGAAATAAACTTAAAGGAGAGTCAGACTTTACTTGGTCAGAATGTCTGTTGATCAGGAAAATATTATCTCCAAAACAGTCTCTTGAAAGTTTATTCAAAAAAGATTAATACAAACTTTTGTTCGATAAAAGAATTATAGAACGGATGTTTGGAAAAAGCAATGAAAAATTAAACCATAAAATTAGGGGGCGATAGGAAATGCCATATCTTGAGGAAAGAATTGAACAGTTAGAAAAAGAAGTGCAGGAACTCAGAGAGGCAAAAAAAGCAGAGCAATATAAAACACCTGCACAGCTTGCTGAAATTATGGGATGCACGTCGCAGCATGTAGGTAATTTAATCAAAAGAGGCGAGATAGAGGCTGTGAGACTCGGAACATTGGTAAGAATCCCAATGAGCCAGTTTGATGAAAAAATTGAATCCGTTTCTAAGATGAAACAAGCGGTTTTTGGAAAGAAGGTAAGTAATGCGGGGTAAAGCAGAAAACTACATATCAAAAGTGATGTTTCTTTTGGGATGCATTTTGGCGCTGATTGATTATAAAGCTTTAGCGGTACTGTTTTGGATGGCAGGGGTAGCGTGGAAATATTGAATATAGAAGGAGGAGAATCATGAAAGAAAGTATTAATATTACACTTCAAAAGAAATTGCAATTTGAAAAAAAAGGAGAAACATTTTCTATTGAAATAAAAATTGAAAACGTTTCTCCAAAATTAAATAAGGGCCTAGTAGAAGATTATTTAGATATTTTATATCACGATGTAAAAAAAGAGTTTATTCATCAATAATTTGACCGGAGAGTTTTAATAAGTTTTCTAATTTGTCTGGATCATTTACTAAAATAGGAATCATTGATTCAATTAAAACTTCTTCAGGTGTTTTCTTAGATGAACTAGATAATTTATCAGCTAGGACTTCTACAGCAGAATTATTGTTAATTAAGATAGACTGTTTGATTTCTTTAAGAGAATCCTGAATTTTATATAGTTCTTTAAAAATATTCAGATTGAAATCTTGCGTCTTTTCATCTTCGATATTTTGACTTGTAGAAGATTCTATATCAAAAGAAATAGTAGAAATTGTTTGTGATAGACGTTCTTTCAATTCATCGACTGAGTCAAGATCAGTTATATCATAATCAAAAGCTCTTATATCTTTAATGTCAAATGGGATTAATTCAGACTTTGCTTTTAAATGAATGATTGGCTTTTTTAAGGCGGATCTATAACCTATTTCGTAAAAAGCGTTTGGATTATGATCTGTTAAATCGGCAATTACAAGTTCCGCATTGTTGAGATAATCCATGATTTCTTCTGTAATAGATCCATTTTGGCTAGATTGATCTACTCGGTACGGTTCAAAATCGTGTTTTTTACAAACTGGCTTAATTACGTGTTTGAAGAGTTTGTCAGATCTATCTCTTATAGAAGAACCATTTTCGCCGATAGGACAAATAATAAAGCATTTTTTCATATTATACACATCCTTTCGACTAGATTTTACCATAGTCTACGAAAATAATCAATTCAGAAAGAAGGTGAGGCAAATGGCAGATAAAAAAGATGCGCAGGTAATGCTTGCAGCACTCAGAGAGGAGATCCTGGTTCCGTATTTACAGGAGAAATACGTCATAAGAGGGATCATGAAAGGATTGGATCGCTTAGAAAAGAAAAATGCCCTGCAGGGTGGCAGCCCTGGCAAGGCAAGAACAAATAAATGAAATACATTTACAGTGTCATTGTAGCACAGAAAGGACAGAAATGAAAGAAAACAAAGTGTTGATATCTCTGGATATTTATGATGAGTTCGCATCTGTATGTGAACGAGTTGGAGTTGTCAGGAGTCTTTATCATAATGATCCGAATCTTGACAAGGACACAATATTAAGGATCTTAGGAATCCCAATCAAGAAAAAGGAGGACGCATGAAAGCATATATTGCAGGTCCGATCACGAATAATCCGGACTATGAGAACAGTTTTATAGATGCAGAAATTGACCTTAAGGATGGCGGATGGGAAGTGATTAATCCGGTAAGAGTAACTGGCTCACTGCCGGCGAGTACAACGCATGATGAATACATGAAGCTTTGCCTGACCATGGTGGATATGGCAGACGCCATCTATTTATTGTCTGGGTGGGAGACTTCAAAAGGGGCATGTATAGAGTATGGATACGCATTAGGAACAGAAAAAATCATTTTGTTTGAAGGAGGAAAAATAAATGTTGGAAATTAAAATTACAGGTTTGGATCATCTGGCAGACGCTATCTTTGCACTGGCCGGAGCCATGTCAAAACAGACAGCAGTACAGACAGGGACATCGGAAGCACCACAGGCGGATCCAGTGGAACAGACGGCGCCAACACAGCAGCCAGCCCCACAACCAGATCCTGAGCCGGTAGTACCCGCAGAACCACAGAAACCAACACCGGCGGCAGTACCGACCAGTCAACAGACCTATACCCTGGATGATCTGGCAAGAGCCGGCATGACGTTGATGGATTCCGGAAGGCAGGCAGACTTACAAGGTCTCTTAAAACAGTTTGACGTAGAGGCATTGCCCGCGCTACCTCAGGAACAGTATGGATCCTTTGCCACGGCGCTGAGAGGACTGGGGGCACAGATATGAAGAAGCATAAGGAAAGGCAGCACGCTCTTTTGAGTGCTTCCAGCGCTCACCGTTGGCTTTACTGTACGCCCAGCGCGAGACTAGAAGAACAGTTTCCGGATACCACATCGGAACCTGCAGCAGAGGGGACACTGGCTCACGAGCTTGCGGAAGCAAAAGTAAGGAACTATTTTTATACATCCGATTTTGGAAAACGAAAGCTGAACAACTTTATTAAAAAGCTGAAAGAGCAGGAACTTTGGAAGGATGAAATGCTTGGTTATACAGATGAATATCTGGATTATATCAAGTCAGTTGCCCTGTCTTTGAAATCAACGCCTTATGTGGCAATCGAAAAAGAAGTGGATTATAGTGCCTATGCGAAAGATGGTTTTGGAACAGCCGACTGCATCCTGATCAGCGCCGGTACGATACATATCATTGACTTCAAGTATGGGAAAGGTGTCCCGGTGGTCGCAGAAGGGAATCCACAGCTGGCGTTGTATGCTCTTGGGGCCTATGAAGCCTACAAGGTGCTATACCCGGTAGATACGATCAAACTCACGGCAGTACAGCCAAGGCTTAACAGCATTTCCGAGTGGGAAACTTCCCTTACAGATCTTATTGCCTGGGGTGAGTATGTAAAGAAAAAAGCGGTTCTTGCCTGGGATGGGGAGGGAGACTTTTTCCCTACGGAGAGCACCTGCAGGTTCTGCCGGGCAAGAAAACAGTGCCGGGCCAGATCGGATCGAAATGTAAAGCAGGCATTTCCGGTCGGGGAACTGCCACCACTTATCACTGCCGAGGAGGCCGGGAAACGACTGCAAGCTTTAGAGGATGTTGTGAAATACCAGAAAGACCTTCAAGATTGGGCACTTTCAGAATGCCTTGCGGGGAAAGAAGTACCAGGCTGGAAAGCTGTCGAAGGCAGAGGCTCCCGCGAATGGACCGATATGGACCAGGCATTTGAAAAGCTTCTTAAATCTGGTATCACAGAAGAACCAATGCTGTGGGAGAAGAAACCGCTGACCCTTGCCCAAATAGAAAAGATGATAGGGAAAAAGGATTTTGCCGATGCCGTGGGTGATTACATCGTGAAAAAGCCAGGGAAACCAGCACTGGTAAAAGAGTCGGATAAAAGAGAAGCAATCACAAACAAAGTGACCGCAAAAGAGGCTTTTAAGGCATGAGTTATTTCGAAGACTTTGAGGATTATATAGTTTACAACGAACAAAAACAAATTGAGAGAATAGAAAGGATCATTGCTATGAACGAATTAACAAACGTAACCACTGGAGAAGTAAGATTTTCGTATGTACATTTATTTAAGCCCTATGCAGCGATGCAGGGGCAGGAGGAGAAATACAGCTGCACCATTTTAGTCCCAAAGACGGATACCGACACCATGAACCGGATCAATGCAGCTATTGAAGCCGCTAAACAGAGGGGTGTCAGTGAGAAGTGGAATGGACAGTGCCCGCCAATGGTGCCGACACCGGTCCATGATGGAGATGGTGTTCGTCCATCCGATGGCATGGCCTTTGGACCAGAGTGTAAAGGCCACTGGGTATTTACCGCCAGCGCAAAAGTAGATTATCCACCGGAAGTCGTTGACAGTAACCGGAACCCGATCATGAACCAGTCAGAGGTTTATAGTGGGATGTATGGCATGGTAAACGTGACCTTCTTCCCATATTCTTTTGGAGGAAAGAAAGGGATCGGCTGCGGGCTTGGACCGGTCATGAAGACCAGAGACGGGGAGTCCCTGGGAGGAAGTGCGCCAACGGCAGCACAGGCTTTCGGATCCGCACAGCCGGCAGGAGGGATCAACCCGATCACTGGGATGCCATATTAAACAGAGAGGGGCTTTTCGCCCCTCTAGTATTCTAGGGGGCCATGAACATGAAGAAACAACACATAGGTATAGATATTGAAACAAAATCAAGTGTGGATATCGGGAAAGCAGGGCTATATAAGTACGCCCAGTCGGAAGACTTTGGGGTCCTT